CGACGATGTAGCCCGCCGTTTTCATCTCGCGGAATTTCGCATTGATACCCGCAACGATGTCCCGGATCAGGGTGGCGGTGATGGGTTTGTCGACCGCCCACATGTGTCCGGCGGCCATCGTGTCGGCAATAACCTGCGCGGTGCGGGTGTAGTTCTCGAACAGGAACAGCGGGTCATCGGAGCAACAACGGTTACCCCAGAAGCGGAAACCGTCTTTGCGAATCAGTGTGGTGACGCCAGCCTCGTTCAGCAGGTCGGCATCGGTGCCGGACTCCTGCAAATCCCAGAAGACCGACGCGCTGATGCCGGTGACGCCATTCACACCGACGTTTGACAGGGTTTTATGCCAGCCTGTTTCCTGGTCGATTCTGGCGCGCAGGCCCAGCGCGCGGGCGGTCGCCCAGGCGGTTTCAGTCGCGTTCGCCGTGGTATCCCATGCCAGAAAATCCGGCCAGATAACCATCAGCTCGCGCTGGCTGAAATTCTTACGATAAAGAATGGCCTCGGAAAGGGTCTGACAGTTCCAGGCGCTGATATAGCCAAACGCGCGCAGCTTCTGACAAACCGGCGCAAGCGCGGTCGCCACTTCGAGGGAGTCGAGACCCGGCACGCCGAGGATACGCGGTTTAACGCCGGTGACGGCCTCCGCCGTGAGCAGCGCTTTGAGCCCGGTGTAATTGCCGCTCTCGTCAGTGCCGCCGATGATATTAGAGACAGTCTGCGCTTCGGCATCGTCGCCGGTCCCTTCCGCAACGCGTACAACAACAACGACCGGCTTCGACTGGTCGGCAATCGCCTGGAGGGAGGTGGACAGGGTGCCTTTGGTGCCCGCTTTCGCAATCGCGCTTTGCACGCTGGTGATCAGTACGGGCTTGTTGAGCGGGAACGTGGCGGCATCGGCATCGCTGGCCGTGCAGACCATGCCGATAATCGCTGTGGATACGGTGGAAATGACGCGGGTGCCGTCGTTAATCTCGACAACCTGGACGCCGTGATGAAAATCGCTCATCCGTTTAACTCCGTGGTTAAGGGTGAGCATTATTTTCAGTCGTGGGGGAAAGAGTGACGAGTCATCCCCGCTGTACCGGGTACAGTACAACAGGAATGACCGTCAGAGAGTCAGGCAACGCGGCTCCAGCACATCAGCAGGGTGTGGGCCTCAACAACACTGACTGCCTGACCGTTACCGAGGTTTTCTGTCTTCCCGCTGACCGTGTGACCGTGACCGGGTACCGTGTATTCATGATTGTGCTCACCGTCGGTGCTTGTATAGTTTCGCGTCCGACGACTGTCATTATCAGAGCCAACGATATAATTCGTATCCCACGCCTCACCCGGTGCAAGCATACCGCCCTGGTGCCGGTGCCTGCCGCCGCTTCCTGTGAATAGTTTCTGCTCTTCCACATTCGATGCAGTGCCGCTGATATTTATCTGCTCCGCTGGCAGGTTCGCCCGCTGCAGGGTGACCGTATCGCTGCCGCCGGTGGCGCCGACATTCGAGCCGTCCGCTTTTGCCACGCGGAGGGTTCTGTTCTCACCGGTATAGGTCCAAGTTGACCACGGATAGCGTTCATTCGGGTCCACATGCTGACTGTAAAACCGGACCGTGCCGACGGGGTTTTCCGCTTCCCAGAAATCACGAATGGCGGTGCTGACCGCTGATGCAATGGCCTCCCTTGTCTCATTCTCCAGAGTGGAAACAATGTCATCGGCATAATCTTTGGCGTTGTTCCCCGCCCGGCGGACTTCTTCCACCGTCGCCAGGATGACTGACGGGTCCGCAATCATCTGCACATCGGCAGTCTGGCTTACCATCAGCCAGATGTTAATCACCTGGAAACGTCCCGACCCTTCCGCCAGAAGCGGCTTGTAGGATTCAGGCAGGTTCGCCACCGCCAGGCAGATGCCGGTCTCGTCAAAGAGTGCGGCCTCGCGTATCCAGAATCCCCCGGCCTGCGGCGGCATTATCATTTCGGCGCGGATAACATTTGCCGCCTGGTCGGCGATAACCAGCCGGTTTAACGGTGCGCGGTACTGCTCGTTAATCAGGGCGGTCTGGTCCGGGGACGGCACCGGCAGGACGCCGCCCCCGTCACCGACGGCCATGTGAGTGATACCCAGGGGGATACCCTTCACCGCCGCAGCGGCCAGGCGTTCAGCCCCCTGCGCGGTCAGTATGGCGCTGAATTTTTTACTCATAAGGCAGTCCGTAATAGCAGCCTTCCCCGCCGGAGCGGGGCGGCCTCGTGATTAACTCAGGGGTGCGTAATACACCGGGCGCAGCCCCATCTCGGAATTCAGCACCTCGATATTGTTGGCAAAGCCAAACTGGAAAATATCGTTCTTACCGCGCACCGGATGCATGCAGCTTGTCGCGCCTGCGTTGTAGTTGACGGTGGACCCTGCCGGGACAATCGCCTTGCCGGTCAGGGACGGCCACACGCCATACAGCTCCAGAAGATTTTTTACCGCTTCCGGCAGCGTGTTCTGCGGCTGAACGAAGGTCCCGCCCCAGGCCGGGTGATAAAACTCGTTGTCAGCCAGCCCGGTGGTTTTTGTCACCGCCCGCACGCTGTTGGGGGTGGTGGCCACATAGTCCGCCGTGGTGGTGTTCCCGGTGTGCGTCGGGGTGATAAAAGCCCCGGTCACCGCATGGATGGCGTACCAGCCCGGCACATCAGCGCCGTGCGCACTGAACACCGCGGAGGCGGCGAGCGCGGCCTCATTGCCGGTCCCGTAGAGCTGGATTTCGCCACCCACCACACGCGCGCCGTAGGTACGCTCCCAGACGTTTCCGGCAAGGTCGCTGATACCGTTGTATTTTTTGTCCTGGCGATAAGAGACCGGACCGGAGCCGGTATAAATGCGCGGAGACTGCGAGGACAAATCGCCCGCCTCTTTGCCGTCGATACGGCGTCCGGTCTGGGTCGCATCCAGCGCGGACTTGCCGTACACATCGGCACCCAGGGGACTGTACCGGCTCTTCACGGCCATCGCCTGCATCAGCGCCCACTCGACCGACGTCATGCCGTGCCAGGTGCTGCCCATCGCTTTCAGTAACGGGATAAGAGTGGCGCTGGTTGCGTTACAGGCATTCGCATCCACGTTGGGCAGACTCAGGACCTCGCCGTTCAGCACGCATCCCTGATAGGTTCCGACATACAGATACGGGATTTCCCTGTCGCCCTGCTTAAAGGCCGGGTGTACGCCGGAAATCCCCAGCGCCGGGTTCAGGCTTTCGATACTCACCTTCGGGATAATGTTCACAAAGGTCGGCTGTCCCTTCGGGGTATACAGCACCGTCTGTTTTCCGCCCGAAGCCGCCTCAACGGAGGTCCGCAGCGCATCTTTGACTAGAATCGTGGTCATGGTGGGTCCTTACTGTTGGTAGCTGAAAAAAGTGTCCAGGTATGCAATACGCTGTCGGGTCCAGTCCATCATCTGGTCCAGACTGGTGATGCTCAGGGAGGGCACATTCGGCCATTTTTCATATTCAGCCTGCATCAGTTCCGGGGTGTAGCGTCCCAGCAGGTCGCGGGCCAGCTCCAGCACGCCGCCCTGTGAAAACAGACCGTTATCCCGCAGTTCCGCATAGCGGGCATTCATTTCCGCCTGGAAGGTGGTACGGACTTTCTTCCAGAAGGTGCGGTTGACCTGCATGGCGAGGCCGTTATCAAACAGATTCAGGTCTGGCGGATAGGCAATCGACGTTCCTGCGTAATGCAGGCCAAAGGTGGTATCCAGGTCATAGGGCATGAAAAACCATTTCGTGCCGTCCCAGGTGATAAACGTGGTGTTCTTCTGCACGCAGTCCGGGGCGCAGATAAAGCTGAGGAAGACGTAGAAATCCACCACGTTGTTTTTATCCAGATGCGTACCGGCAGCGGCGGTAAACGCGTCCTGCGCGGACTGCGCGAAGTCCCGCCAGCGGTCGAGGCAGGCAGCCGTTTCCGCCGTGGGTTTCGAGGGTGAGTCCATCACCCAGGTGCCGTTATCCGTGAGCGCCGGGATGTTAATCGCCCCGTCCCAGATAATCATGATTTGCTCCGGGCTGTTTTTGGCGATGTTGTAATCCTTGCGGGACGAGTTGTAGAGAAAATCCCCTATCCCGTAAAACTCACCGTTGATATACAGCACGCAGGCGTACCCCTTCGGGCAGCCGATGGCACCGGTATCAATGGCGCTGGCCCCCAGCTTCCCCACGTAGCTGTTATCAATATCCCGGCGCGGCCAGCCGCTGCGGGTCGCCATCACCTTCTGCCACAGGTTGTAGCAGAGCACATTGCGCAGGTGGGTCGAGTCAATCCAGTTCGCCTTGAAAATCCATTTGTCCTTCGGCACCACATCGCCGATTTTCAGGCTGACGTTTTCGGTATGTGCCGCGTCGGCAAACAGCTCGAATTTCATGTTCTTTTTCGGGTATCCCGCCGACGACGCCCCCTGAACCTTGAAGGACACGTATGCCGTGAACATCTCCCCGTCGACGTCCACCTGTAAGGCGCCGTTAACCGGGTTGTCCTTGCTGGTCGGCGCGCCGCTGTCGGAGGTCACGTCCAGGCGGATCAGACCGCGCGGCTCACCGAAGGCAAACACGCCCGGATATTTCGCCTGCGCCTCCCGGTTTCCCGTGCCGCTGCCCGCCGCTGACGGGTCGAAGCCGTCGAGCGGGAGAAGCTGACGGGCCAGCACCTGGAAGGCATAGAGATTACTCAGCTGATGACTTTCCACCTCCTCGGGGGTGGCCTCCACCAGAGCCAGCGCCCGCATACCGGACTGAAACGCCAGCATCAGCGCCTGAATCTGGTCTGACTGACTTTTTTGTGAAGCGGCTATGCTGGTCACCTGCGCGGCCATCTCATCGAGACCGAGCTGCATCAGTGCGGCCGTCAGCGACTGGAGACCGGACTGCAACGCTGTCAGGCCATCCAGCGCCGCGCCGGTGTCCTGCTCCAGCTGCTGTCGCAGGGACGTAATCGCCTGCTGACTTGCCAGCGCATTCAGCCGGTTCGCCTGGCCGTTGTGCTTCTGGTAATAGATAAAGGCCAGCAGTTGCCCCTCGCTGTCAGGCACCACCACGCGAAAGAGTTTTCCCTCCGGCGTACCGGCAAGCCCCGCAACGGTGCCGTCCGGGTCCTCCGCGGTCATGAAGAAGGTGTAATCCCGGTAGTCCTGCAGCGACTCAACGGCGGTTTTTAAATAGCGGGTACGGTTCGCCAGCTGCCGGGCCTGTTTGTTTGACGGGCCATAAATGCCGCCCTCCACCCGGTCTTCACGCGCCAGCAGGTAAACCTCATCTTCCCATTTCGTCTGTTCGTTAATAGCACTCATGTTATTCTCCTGCGTAAACGCCACGGCCATCGTGAAAAGTGTGACCGTCATAGCGGTGAGGGTCTTCTCCCCGCTGGTTTTCGGTATAGGTGACCGACCCGGAATGGAACCCGCCGCCGTCGTAACGGGCGGCCTCATCCGGCGTATATTCCGGCGGATACACGCTGATGACCTCCCCGCCGCACGCTGCGGCACCGGTATACACCGGACCGGTGGTCCCCGCTGACAGGGACAGGCGGGCAATATGGCGGCTGACCGGTCGCGCATCGCCAATAATCCGCTCCAGCTCCTTAATCATCGTTTCGGTAATACCGATATCATTCAGGTCAATCTCAAGGCGGAATGTCCCGGCGGGGTCGGCCACCTCCCACCATTCCTGAAGCGTCATGCTGTAGCCGAGGTTTTCAATCACCCGGCGAACCGCCGCCACCGTCCCCTTGCGTTGGTGGATCCAGAACGCATCGCTGACCGCCTGGCGCTTTTCCCTCTCAGACCAGGTTTCTTCCCAGCGGTCGACAGAAAACGCCCACGCCAGATACGGCAGGAATTTCACCGGGCATTTCCACGGGTTCCAGAGGTCACGCAAGGGGACATTCAGGTCACTGATGACGGCACACGCGGCGGCAGCGCGCTGTTCCAGCTGTGATGACCCGGTCGCCATCAGTGAATTACTCATCGGAGCCCCCAATCACCACGCGGGTGTCGGTGCAGTACGCGGCCTGAGTTTTATCGAGCACCACATCCGCCCGTGGCTGAAGCAGCTCAACGCGCTGGACACCCTGCACATGCAGCGCGGCGTAAATCGCTGACATCCGGATGTCACGACCGAGGCGACGCTGCTCAGTGATATAGGCGGTTAACTGCGTTCTGGCGGCGGCCAGAATGGGCTCAGTCGCCGGACCGGGGTACACGTACAGCACGGCGTCGACCGCATAAGGGATAATCTCAGCCGAGACGACTGTCAGGCGGTCACCGACCGGGCGTACCGTCTCATCATTCAGCGCCGTACTGACGGCCAGCAGCAAATCATCCGATGCCGTGCCGTCACCTTCCCGCGACAACACCGCGACAGTGACTTCTGCGGGGGCGGGACTGTTCGCCGAGGCATCCGCCACACGACCATCGGCGCTCATGGCGTGAAATTCATAGGCACCGGCTGGCCCGGCAACGCTCATCCCTTCAAAGGCCGCCGGGATGCGCTGACGTAAATCGCTGTCGGACTCCATGACCGCCGCCACCGGCGGGATTTGGGTGTCGTCTGCGGCGGTGATGACCAGGCGCTCAACGTTATTATTTGCCGCAAGCTGGTCGAGGTCGTTTTTGATGGCATAGGCCACCATGCCGGCCTGTGCCGCCTCGTTAATACGCTGGCGTAAAATCACCTCCCGGTAGGCATTCTCTTCCAGATATTTCACCAGTGGCTCTGACTCCAGCGTCAGCGCTCTGGCGACCGCCTCCTGCTCATCCTCCGGGTAGAGCGAAACCAGCGTGGCCTTGCGCTCTGCGAGGATGGTTTCAAAGTCCAGCGTTTCCACCACATCAGGCGCGGGGAGCTGGCTCAGGTCGATAACTGCCATAGGTTCAACTCACAGGGATGGTTAAGGAAAGGCTCTCGCCGGTATCGGTGATTTGTCCGGTCACCTCGACGACCATCTGGCCGTTAAACTGCCGCGCAGTGGTGATACCGGTCAGCCTGACACGCGGCTCCCATTTGAGGATCGCCATGTAGCACGCCGCCATAATTTGCAGCTCAAGCGCCGGGGTCTGGGGCTGGTCAGTCATCTGCGACAACAGCGAGCCGTACTCACGACGCATGACGCGGGAGCCGACAGGCGTGCGCAGAATATCCCCGATGCTCTGGCTGATATGGTCCACGTCTGAAATGCGCTCGCCGGTCGCACGGTTCATACCGAGATAACGGG